ATGTTATTTGTGCCAAAACTAGAAGAAGTAGAAATAGTAACACTATTACCAGCAACTTTGAGTGTATCAATAGCCGCATTTTGTATTTTAGCATTTGTAATGAGTGCATCATTTATTTGTGCTGCGCTAGTAATGATACCTGAAGTACTAAGCAAACCGCCTGTAATTGTATTAGCTGCAATTTCATTGCCAGTAATTGTATTAGCAGTAATTTTAGCAGATGTGACTGCATTGGCCGCTAGTTTTGGTGTAGATATTGCACCGTCAGCTATTTCAGTTGCAGTAATAGTTCCAGCCCCAACAGTTGCATCAGACACAACCGCTGACCATTGAGAGCCTGTCCAATGATATAGCTTATTATCAGAGGTTAAAAAGACTTGCTGACCAGTGAAGTCTCCTGACGCTGGCAAAGAGCTAACTGGCTCTATAACGTCTAGCCCGGCATCAATAAATATTTGTCTAACGCCATTCTCAAAATCAGCGTCATCTAAGAAAGTAGTGGTTGCCGAAACCCCAGATGTAAAAGCTGACTTATTGCCAGAATAATCAACTGATTTAAGAAAGTAATACTTAGTCTGATTTAAGCCAAGATTAGTTCTTGTAAAGGTGTCTCCAGCGGATATGCCAATTAATGATGCCCCAGAACTAGTATTTGAGGAATTTTCGTATATCTCCACAAAGTTTAAATCTGAGTCTGTTGGATTTGTCCAATCCAAAGAAATATATTTAAACCCTCCTGTTGCCGTGATGCTTGTTGGCAAACCCGGTGCAGTAGTATCTCCACCACCAGTAAAAGAAGCTGTAACAAACGGCCCTCTTACGCCAGAAACGGTAACTGCCCTAACGCGAATTACGTATTCAACCCCATCAATAAGTGGACTTAATTCTATGCTAGTTTCTGTGGTAGTAGTTGAGGCATAGTTGCTATCTACAGTTGGTCTCCACTCCACATCATAATGACTAATAAATCTGTTACCGGGTGAAGTCCAAGAAACAATAACACTATTTAAAAATGTTCCGTCTGACTGCGTTCTCCCACCACCTGTTGTTGTAAGGCTAGATATTGTTAGGCTTCCAAGAGGATCTGTAAGGGTAGTGTTGTTGCTAGTTATGTCTGATTCTTCAGCAGACCAACTAAAGGCAGAAGATGATGTTTCTCTAAGCGTTAGTGCAACTCTTAAATCTCCCCCATCACTATCGTTTCTAAACTTCCATCCAATTACCTCAAAGTCTTTTGCTGTCCATCCATACCTTGAGTTGGTTACTCCTATTATATCTCCAACTTGAACGTTAAAAGCATTAAGCCCAAAATCGGCTGATAGCGTCATTTGCTCTCTTGCGCGGAACAAGGTCATCTTTGCTAATCTTTGAGCCATTGAAGCTGACGTGGTTAGTGGAAGAGCTAAATCAAGAGCGCTCTCAATATTGTTATCATTTCCTATAAATGTAGTAGATCTTATTTCTGGGTAGTCGGCTCTAATATAATCAGCAGAAGCGTCAACAAAAGTACCTCTGACAATGTTAAAGTTATCTCTTCTGCTATGTTTTGTATCTAAATTTATGGCGCTCCGAAAATCATCTAAGGTAAGAGTTTTGACTGGCGTAGTATATTCCCCTACCTTCAACTGCCAATTACCTTGACCCCAGAACAACGTACCAGCGCAGCAAGTCATCATGTCTGCAAGAATGTCAGATGGGCTTCTATCAAGCCTAATGACGCCATTCATTGTATATCGATCTTCTGTGCCTGACCCAGATAAAGTAACATCTTCATCACAAGTGTTTGCTGCTGCTGAGAAAACAGTATCATCTGTTACCCCAGTGTTATCTAATCCATAAGCAGAAACTAAATAATCTCTTATGCATAGCGCAGCGTTAGCTGAATAAGCAGAAGAGCTTGATCTTGGATCGTACACCTTTTTCCCTTGCACCTTTGCGGTAAAAAGGGGAATGCCTTCAGCGAAAACTGACTGGTCATATTCCATACGAACATAAAGATAAGCAATTCCCTGACCTTTAAAGCTAGACGTAACCGATGTCTCACTTACAAGATCGCTATCAGCGGTCTGATTATCAGCGCCTAAGTGCTTTCGTATTCTTATCTTGCCGTTGCCGTCAGCGTCTTGCCATTTGCTTGTGGTTACAAACCCAGTGCTTGCATCCCAAGTGACAATTTCATCATTTATGTAAATATCTCCAATAGCGTTTACTTCATGACCTGCAAGACAAATGACTTGATGAAGGTATTGGTTTGTATCCCCAGTGCTTTCTATAAATGTTACAACGCCACCTTTGCGGATCTCTCCATAGACAATCTCTTGCGATGCTGTGGCTTGCCTAGTGTTTGCTAGTAAACCTTGAGAGCCGAAACCACTCATGTCTGGCCTTGGCGAAAGCGCCCTTAAAGCCCAAGATGTTACGGCTGTAACAGCAACGTAAGAAATAACATATGCAAGGACTTTGTTCTTAACAACATTCTGTATAATAGGAACGAGTAACTCAGGCATATTTTATCCAAGCGTCATTTGTGTATTCTATTGGTATTGAAATTACACCATCTCTGCCAAGAAATACAGCGTTACTACCAACCGATATGCCAAGAGCATAAGATATTACCCAGCTTTTAGCTTTGTTTGTTGTGACTAAAGCGCCTCTTGGTGGCACAAAGGTTACGCGCTCAAGCTTTCTGTCAATAGCCTCAACCAATGTATCAGCTTGGAATACTTCTCTTAACCCATCTCTACCTAAATACTTGCCATTTTTTATATACTTACCAACCCAATCATCGGCCCAACCTTCACCATACATAGCTCTAAAAGCATTATTGGTAAATATAAAGCAATCGTTTTTATGCCACTCAAAAGGCTTATCACGCACGGTTAATAGATATTGATTTAAATTATCTAAGTTAGGCTGTTTCATCACCACTTGTTACTTCTCTGCCCCAGACAATTTGTTTATCTTGTAATGCAGTAACATACTCAAAAAAAGTATCGCTTCCAGACAAACCTTTTGCTGCCCGAACAGCAGCATGGCTTTCAGATGTATATCGCCTTACATTTGGGCGCTCTAATGTAATAAGTCTGCTCTCAACTGTAAGCTGGATTGTCGCGCTTTCTGCCTCGTCAACAATCGTCATTTTGTCCATGTAACCTGAGAAAACCTCAACAACGTCAGAAACGCCATTAACACCTAGATATATTGTTACTAATCTGCCCTGATAGTTTTCAGCTAAAGCCCTAGTGACAATCGTACTGTCTAAGCCGTTTAAAGATATTGTTGTTCCCCTAGCGGAAAGATCTGCTGCCTCTTCAAGCCCATCGATTGTAAGCAAATTACCTGTCCCGGTATAGGTTTGGCTATTGATTGTTTTACTACCAAACCCTGTCCAAATACGCATATTGCCAGAATCAAAGTCTAAATCTACTGCATAAAAAAGCTCTACTTCGGAATTACCTAATGCAGTAAGTAGTGCAGAGGGAATAGTTCTTGTCATACTGCTTCAATAGCTCCAAATGTAATCCCATAAATACTTGCTTCGTTTACAGACCAAGATTGCTCATTTGACGCTAATCTAAAAACACCGCTTGCGTTTAATATATTAACACCAGCGCTAGACTTGTTTGATCTTAGTGCTGGCCAGATCTCGACATCTTGAGCGCTGCCAGTTCCAGTTACATCCACAAGGACTTTATGCAATGTCCTAGATGAAGTTGTGCCGATTTGTATGTAGTCACCAGCAAGCAAAGTTTCGCCAGAAGTGATCGTTAGAGATATAGTGCTATCACCACTGCTACCAGTCGCTGCATTAACATCACTGTTTGTAGACGTTGTGCCGCGTGGTGAGGTGGCAGAAGGGTCATTTAGGTAGAATGTGCCAAACTGACCTCTTAGGCTCACCAGAAAGGCTATCCATTGCTCTGCATCAGCCCTCTTCATTGGCGGCAAGGTTACATCTGCTTGCCACATTTGCCCAGCGTAAGCGTGAGCTTGCCCAGCAAAGGTAAATGGGCTTCTTGAGTAAGTCACAGCGTTTATCGCTGAAAGCTGTATAGATGCAATGCCAGTGTGACTAGGTAGAGCTAAAGGATAAGTGATAGCCATTATGCAAATGCCCTTCCATAACTACCGCCCCTTCTTTTAGCATCAGCTACCGCCGATTTAGCGCTTTCTGCTATTTGAGGCATCATTGATTGAATTTCATTTCTTACAGTTTGCTGCACCCCGGTAGAAATATTTATATTCTGCACAACAGTCACGCCAGCGCCCTGACCCTTTGTATGATCTATAACTGTTTCGTTAGGGTGCAGCATGGCCATAAAACCGCCTTTACCGTCAAGCCCACCAGCCCTAGCTCCGCTGCCAGTATAACCGCCACCCTCAAACCTTACGCCGGGCAAATTTGGGCCTTGCACTGGGCCAACCGTAGCGCCAAGAAAAGCATTAGTGATAAATCCAGTAATTCTTTTCACGACAAACACTCGATAAAGCTCACTTATAATTTCACGAGTCATAGACTTAAATGCATTCTTAAAGCTTGAAGTGCCGTCAATAGCAGACATAAATGCATTCTCAAAAGACTTACCTATTGATTCGGACAAGGATATAAGCCTTTTAATTTCTGGGCTTAACTCATGCTTTAACATCTTCTTTGTTTTCTTTGCCGCCTCTTGTGCTTTCTTAAATTCTAAGTCTTGCAATCTCATACGCTCAACAGCTAGCTGCACTCTAGGATCATTTTTTACAAGCTCATCAAAGCTAGG